ATAATGAGGGTGAATATATGTTTTATTATTTGACAAATAAGAAAAAATACATTGGTCAAATGGCAAAGAATATTATTGGATATGAACACCAAGAATACGACACACCCATAAAAAGATTTAGTCAAATATCAGATTGGGCAATCAACACATTTAATAGATTAAGTTACGATTTAAAAAACTTAAAAGTTTTTATTGAAGGATATTCTTTTGGTTCAAAAGGACAAGCAGTATTTCAAATAGCAGAAAACTGTGGTATTTTAAAATACAGATTACAACAATTAAAAATACAATACGATACAGTTGTACCGAGTGTAGTAAAAAAAGGTGCAACAGGTAAAGGTAATGCAGACAAAGATATGATGTATGAATCATTTGTCAAAGAAACTAAAATAGATTTAAAAAAGATATTTGATACAGATAAAGTAGGCAATCCTATATCAGATATTGCAGATAGTTATTTTATTCAGAAAGTTGGTTATGAAAATAGCGGTAGTAACAACCTTAAATAAAAAATTATATGAGTATTATGCTCATAGATTTTATTCGACTTATAATTGGCCTTTTGATTGTTACATTTACCACGAGGGTTGGATACCAGAGATTGACCCTATGCGACCAATCATACATAGAGATATACACGAAACAAATCCTACGTTAAAAGATTTCATTACTAGAAACGAAAGTAGAAATACTTTTAGTGTAGAAAAAGATGACCCTAGTAAAATCATTTACGGTTTAGATTTCTTAAAAGACGCAATCAGATTTAGTTATAAAGTATATGCAAAGACACATTTAATGCTTGAAGGTAATTATGATTATGTATTTTGGATTGACGCAGATGTAGTGTTTAAAAAAACAATTACTGAAAAAGAGATTTTAAATAAAATATTACCACAAGATCATACAATATGTTATTTGGATAGACCTGCCCCACCTAAATATCCTGAATGTGGATTTGTAGGTTATAATTTAACAAATAAACATACTAAAAAATTTGTAAGAGAATTAAGAAATTATTATGAACAAGATTTATTGTTCAATGAAGAACAATGGCACGACAGTTATGTATGGGATAGAGTTAGATTTAAATATCTATCTGGTCAACCTCAACATATATTAACTGGAACTAGAAAAGATGGTCACGTTTGGCCTAAATCTAAATTAGGTGAATACTTAACTCACTTAAAAGGTAAAAAGAAAAAAGACGAGGGAAAGGATACTTTTGATATATGAAAGCAGGTAAGATATGGGGAAAAACAGAATTAATACACGCAAACGGTGTTTTAGAATTTCACCGAATAGAGTATAAAAAAAATGTTGCTTGTTCTAAACATAGACACAAATACAAATGGAACGGTTTTTTTGTAGAGTCTGGTAAAATGATGGTTAGAGTATGGCAACAAGGCAAACAAGAAGGATTAATAGACGAAACAATTTTAAATGCAGGTGATTTTACTAGAGTTAAACCTGGATTGTTCCACGAGTTTATTGGACTAGAAGACGGTGTGGCATTTGAATTGTATTGGGCAGAATTTGACCACAATGATATAGAAAGAGAAAGTCAAGGTCGTCCTGTAAATGAAGACGTTACATTTAAGGCAAGTGATGAAACATTTTCTAGTAACACAGCACATCAAACAGAAGCATTTTTAGTAGAAGGTATTGAATGAACGGAATAGAGTTTTTATATCATATATTATTTGTTGAAAAAGACATTGCATTATGGGGTATAATAACTATGGGTATAATATTTGCCCTTATAAGTATCATTATGGATTACGGATTTGAAGGAGATGAAAATATAAAATGATTAGAGTTTTTATAGGATATGATGACAATGAAAAAGTGGCGTTTAGTGTATTAAGTCATAGTTTACTTAAACACTCAACACAACCTATTGCTATAACACCTATTAGATTACAGAATATTAAAGATGTATTTGTAAGAGAAAGATTGCCAATACAATCTACTGACTTTGCATTTAGTAGATTTTTAGTACCTTATCTTTGTAACTATTCTGGACACGCAATCTTTATGGATTGTGATATGTTATCACGTGCAGACATATCATTATTATGGCGACAAAGAACTACGAAGTATGCCGTACAATGTGTGCAACACGATTATACACCTAACAGTACGGTTAAGTTTATGAATCAACCACAAACAGTTTATCCTAAAAAGAACTGGTCTAGTATGATGATCTTTAATAATGCGAAGTGTACAGCATTAACACCTGATTATGTTAATAGTGCTAGTGGTTTAGAACTTCATCAATTTAAATGGTTAGAAAGTGAAGACTTAATAGGTAAAGTAGATGAAGAATGGAACTGGTTAGTCGGTGAATACGAGTATAGTCAACACGCTAAATTAGTACACTATACTGAAGGTGGACCTTACTTTGAAAATTACAAAAAATGTGATTATGCAGATGAATGGTTTGATACATATAACGAAACAACTAAAGTAGATTTAAAATAATATGAAATACGCAGACGCTTTTTTTAAACATAAAAAATATCAATCACATAAATTAGAACACTATTTTCCTATCTATGATGAATTAATGGGCAAATTTTATGGTAAGAATATTAACTATTTAGAAATAGGTATTGCAAAAGGTGGTTCATTAGACGTTGCAAAAAATATATTCGGTGATAAATCTAAAATTATGGGGTGTGATATTTTAGATGATTGTAAACAATTAGAACAAGAAAGTATTGCTAAAGTTTTTATTGGTTCGCAATCAGACGATAAAATTATAGATGAAATTGTAGATTATGCTAAAGAATTTGATATTATATTAGATGATGGTTCACACTTTCATTACGATATGATACAAACTTTCATAAAACTATTTCCTTATTTAAATGAAGGCGGCGTTTATATGATAGAAGATACACATACTCAACACTCATACAAACACAAAGTATATCATAATGGTATAGACTGTTACGATTATTTTACTTCGTTAAGTAGAAAACTAAATGATTTTTACGTAGGAAGATATAGAGATGCTGTTAAAAGATATAGAAATAAAAATTTTGAAGTAAGAGAAGGTGAAGAAGAAATTGCTGACTTTACACAACAAATTTCATCAATTACTTTTTATGAAGGACTGATTGCAATTAAAAAGAATACAAGACCTAAACCACACATACTAAAAAACTTTAAAGAATAATGCCTAGAATAGTAGCAGTATATCCTGATTCAACTAATAAAGAATATAAAAGAGATTGGTGTAGAGCATTTGGTGAAGGAGTAAATGCTGTAGGTGGTGATTGGCAAGCCAAAATCATAATGGGTAATGATTTTTCAAAAATAGATTATAATGCTGAATTTTCTTTTGTATTTAATTATCAGTTTGAAACAATAGCACAATGTAGAAAAACTACACATAAGTTTAGAAGAAAAATTTTTGAAAAACATTTTGGTGACGGTAAAATATTTACTTTAGATGGTGATGTTTTAATATCATATGGTGATATGATTTCAAATGAATACGCAGGTACAGTAGATGAAATGAGAAAAGGTATGAGATATGTTAGAATACCTATGGCACACGTTTACGAACCTAAAGCAAAATTTTTTATAAAAGATAATTATGAAGAACGTTGGGAAAAAATTAAAAAAGAAAGAAGAATGATAACTCAAAACTATAATTTGAATATAGGAGATCAAATATTAATAGTTTGCAATAGAGGATTAGAAGGTTATTCTGGTATGGGTGTGCCTGCTTGGAAGTTTGCAATAGAAAGTTTAGTAGAATTAAGAAAACACACTAAAAGACCTATAACAATTAGATGGCATAGATCAACTAACGGATTCCGAACAATAGATAATACTGAATTAGAAAACTTTTTATTACAAAATCCACAATATAGAAAAGATTTAAATGTACAATGTAGAACATTAGGTAACTTTCCTAAACTAATAGATGAAATTAAAAAGAGTTATGCAGTTGTAACTTTAGGTTCATCTGCTGCCACACCTGCTATCATAGAAGGCAAACCTTTATTTGTAAAAGCACCAGAGTGTTATTTTTATAAGTGGAGATCAGGTGAATTATCAGATATAGAAAATCCTAATATTAATATAGATAGAGTTTCATTTTATAAGAAATATTGTTTTAGTCATTATAATTATATAGAATTAAGAAATGGTGAATATTGGAAGAACGTGAAAGATGAACTTTGATTTTGTAAATGAGTTTAAAGGTAAAAGAGATATACAAGTTATTCGTGGTATGGTTCGTGCCAAGAATACATTAGATAGATCAAAAGACTTTTATTATATTGACACAGGTTATATGGGTAACTCTGGTGATAAACTTTGGCACAGAATATCAAAGAACAATTGGCAAGTATTAAATCATTTAGATTACGGTCAGATTAAAAGTAAAACTGATATAAAGACTATAGAAAAAAGATTTAAACAGATATTAGGTATAGACTTTAATAGTTATAAACCGAAACAAAGAAAATTAGGTAGTAATATATTAATTGTGCCACCTACAAACAAAGTATTTTTACATTGGGATATTACTGTAGAAGAATGGTTAAGTAAGGTAGTTGAAGTTATATCTAGTTTAACTGATAGAAAAATTATAGTTAGAGAAAAACCTAAAAGTAGATTAGAAAGAAGAACTAATAATAGATTAATTGACCAGTTACATACAGATGATATACATTGTGTTGTAACATTTAGTAGTATAGGTGGTTTTGAATCTATTATTGAAGGTGTACCTGCTGTTATACTAGGTCCAAGTGCAGGTAATTATCTAGCAGAAAAGAGTTTAAAGAATATAGATAAACCATATTATGCAGATGAGGAACAGATTAGACAACACGTATTTTATTTAAGTGCTTGTCAATTTAACAAACAAGAAATGACAAGTGGTTATGCTTATAAATTAGTAGAAGACTTACAAGGAGATCAAACTCACAATGAGTATAAAATTTTATATACCTAAAAACGAACCAGGTGCTAGACCATCACGTAGATTTAGAGCAATTGTACCTTTAAAAGGTATGAGATCACAAGACGGTGTAATAGGTGATGTGTCAGAAGCAACATCAAAAGACATAGTTGTTATGGCAAAGAAAACAACAAAGTCAGAAATAGAATATCTGTTAAATAAAAAGATTAGATATGTGTTTGATATATGTGATGATAAGTTTAAAAGAGAAGGTGAAACTTGGGAATATGCTTGTAAGAATGCTAATAGAGTTGTAACAACAACACCTGAACTTGCAAAACAAATTAAAAAATTAACAGGACAAGATTCAGTTATTATAGATGATCCTACAGAAAGAGAAAGAGAAGAACCTAAATTCAATCCTAATAAGATTGTAAAGATGGCACATTATGGTGCAGGTAAAAGTTTTCAAAGACAAGAGTGGGATAAAATAGTATCTAGTTTACCTAATGTAGAGTTTCATATGACTATAGGTAAGTATGAAAAATATAGTAAGGCATATGCAAACTATAAACAAATGAAATTTTATGAATGGTCTTACGAAAAACAAGGTGAGATTGTAAGAGAAAGTGATATTACAATTATACCTATTAGACCATATTCATCAAACGTATTATTTAAATCGCCTAATAGAATAATAGACGCAATACAACAAGGTAGATTAGTCTTTACTAATCCTGGTGTTGCTAGTTATGAACCATTGAGAGATTTTGTTATAATGCGTGATGATAGTAATTTTGGTGAGAGTTTAAAATGGGCACTAAATAATAAAGATCAAGTGATTGATAAGATTAAAAAAGGACAAGACTATATATTAAAACACCACACGCCTGAAATTATAGGTCAAAAGTGGGTTGAACTGGAGAAGATAATATGAAAAGAGTATTAATAACAGGCGGTGCAGGTTTCATAGCACACCATACAATCAGACATTTTTTACAAAACACAGATTGGGAAATTGTATCTTTAGATAGATTAGATTATTCTGGTAACTTAAACAGAATATCAGATATGATGACCGAGTTTGATAAAGAAACTCAAAAGAGAGTTAGAATAGTACACCACGATTTAAGAGCGGAAGTAAATGATATGATCTCTGCTGATTTAGGTCAGTTTGATTACATCATACATATGGCGGCGTCATCACACGTTGATAGATCAATAGAAGATCCTATGTGTTTTGTTTTAGATAACGTAGTGGCAACTTGTAACATTTTAAACTTTGCAAGACATCAAAAGAATTTAGAAAGATTTATTTACTTCTCAACAGATGAAGTATTTGGTCCAGCACCTAAAGGTGTAAATTATAAAGAAAGAGATAGATACAATTCTACAAATCCATATTCTGCTACAAAGGCAGGTGGTGAAGAATTAGCTGTTGCTTTTGAAAATAGTTATGGTATGCCAATTTACATTACTCACACAATGAATGTATTTGGTGAAAGACAACATCCAGAAAAGTTTATACCAATGGTTATTAGAAAAGCAAGAGATGGTGAGTCCGTAACAATACATAGTGATGAGTCTAAAACTATTCCAGGTAGCAGACATTACATACACGCAAAAGATGTGGCAGATGGTTGTTTATTCTTATTGAATAACCAAGATAAGATTTCTAAAATGCCTAAAGATTTTGGTGGTGCAAAATGTCCTAAATTTAATTTAGTAGGACCTGTTGAATGGAACAATTTAGAATTAGCACAAAACATTGCTAACGCCCAAAATAAAGAACTAAAATATGAAATGGTAGACTTTCACAGTAGTAGACCAGGACACGATTTAAGATACGCATTAGACGGTAGTTTAATGAAAGAACTAGGTTGGGAACCTAAAGTTTCTATTGAAGAAAGAATTAAACAAGTTGTACAATGGACACTTGACAATGAAAGGTGGTTAAAGTCATAATGAAACAAGTAAAAGGATGGTGGTTGCCTGATAGTGATACTCACTTTTCAGACTATATGACCGAAGAAGGTTATCAAGTTAAACAAAGAACTGAAATATTAAAACAAGTTAGATTAAGAAAACCTATAACAGCAAGTTGTATAGATGTAGGTTCACACGTAGGATTTTGGGCAAAAGATTTAACTGAACAGTTTAAACACGTATATGCTTTTGATCCTATACCTGAAGTAAGAGAATGCTTTGTAAAGAATATAACAAAAGATAATTACACGTTGTATCCATATGGATTAGGTAATGAAACAACATCTAAAAAAGTTTTATGGTCGCCTGAAGAAACTGGTAACACACACGTAAGTGAACAAGGTAATTTAGAAATAGAGATTAAAAGATTAGACGACTTTGATTTATTTCCTATAGATTATATAAAGATAGACGCTGAAGGATATGAAATAGAAGTCTGTAAAGGTGCAAGTGAATTAATTAAGAGAGATAAACCATTAATACACGTAGAGGCAAAAGATAAAGTATTAGTTAAACAAGGATTAACAAGAAACGATATACAAAACTTCTTTGCTAGTATTAATTATAAACAAATATTAAAGATTAAATCAGAATTACTTTATGCACCTGTATGATTATAACTCACAAACTTGCTAAAAAAGATTGTTTATCACATCAAATCTTTCCTGCTATAGAAAAAGGTTGGAAAGATGAAGATAAACCTATACACTTTTTTTGGGGTTTAGGTGGTGATAATGCCAATCAGATTAGACAATGTATGGCAAACAAAGAAGAATGGTGGTTTATTGATACAGGTTATTTAACACAACAAATAACAAGATACCCTAGTCCTATTATACACGATAAAGATAAAACATATTTTAGAATATGTAAAGGTGGTTTTCATACTAATTTAGGTAAAGTTGGTGATGGACATAGATTAGAAGTATTAAGAGCAAAAGGTATTGACGTAGAATTTAAAGGTTGGTATACAGGTGATACAAAACATATATTACTTTGTCCTTCATCACAAACTGTAACATATCACATCAATGGTATATCACAAGACGAATGGGTAAAAACAGCAATACAAGAGATACGAAAACATACAGACAGAAAGATTGTTTTTAGAAATAAACCTAGACCTAATAACGAATGGTGGGGTACAGATATTAAAAAAGATTTAAAAGATTGCCACGCACTTGTAACTAATATGAGTTTATCAGCCTTTGACGCATTATTAAATATGGTTCCTGTATTTGCAGAAGGACATAGTGTTATGGGTCCTGTAACAAGTAGAGATATAAGTAAGATAGAAAAACCATTAAGACCTGGTCGTAAGACTATGGAAGAGTGGTTAAAGTTTGTTGCAGAAAATCAGTTTACTATTAAAGAAATGGAAAACGGTACCGCATATAAGATACTAAAAGAACAAAATGAAAATTAGATATTATCAAAACTTAAATGGTATAAGATGGTTAGGTTTTATACTAGCAATGATAAGTGTTTTTATCTTATCAAATGCCAA